AATTAATTTACTAAACACATCTCTTTTAATAAGCATACATCCTGTTGGACAATGTGTAGCTTCTATAACACCTTTAGTTACTTTAATATCAGTGTTGTCATCTTTAATTAATAAGGGATATTGAAGCATATGATGTTGACATTGTTCAGGGTCAGTAATAACTCCACTGTTAATTTTTTTAACTAAAGTATCCCATTGAGCTGTTTTCATAGGATAGGGTATTGAAATAATATCTTTATCCTGTTCTATTAATCTAAAAATTGCATGAGGATCAAAAGCAATGTCAGAGTCAACAAACAACATATGTGTAAAGTCAGTATTTAAAAAATAACTAACACAAAGATTTCTACCTTGAGTAATTAAAGAAGACTTCATCATTTGAAACATAACTCGCATATTGCGTTTCATACATTCTTTTTGTAACTCAAGCATCGTTTGAGCATAGTGCATAGACACATCACTATGTACAGGAGTGGCTACAAACAAACTTACAGGGCGTTCATTTTTTAACCATATTGGTTTATTGTTTTGCATCAAGTATACCTTGAAGAAAATTTGTCCACTCTAAACCTTTTTTATCCCAAGAATAAAATCGTTTAATATATTTTTGTTGTTCATCTAAATGTTCTTGAATCATTGGTTCGTGGAGCGTGTCTCGGCATATCTTAATACCCTCTGCAAATTGATGTGCCAAGTTTACTAAATTAGTTTCATAGTTTACATAAACAGGGAACTCGGCTCCTGTTTCATATAAAGCTCCGTAATTAGTGACCATACAATATAGTCCTGCAGCCATCGACTCAAGTAAAGATATACAGGATGTTTCTTCCCAAATACTCGGATAAGGAAACATATGATAGTAAGGCAATTTACTTAAAATAAATTCATTAGGTCTGTAGCCTAGATAATTTACATTTGGTAAAGTTTTTGCTTGATCATACAAATCTTGATATTGTTCATCATTATCTTTTTCAAAATCTTCACCATAAATTTGACAACTACTATATACATCTAATTCAATATTCTCGCCTTCAAGTAATTGCATAGTGGCTAGTAAAACATTTAAACCACGCCAAGGTGTTGGATGAAATATCATGCGTAATGTATCACCTTTTTTATAAACCTGTCTTTCAGGAAAGTTTGTTACGCCATTTTTTATGACATGACATCTATCAGTGGGTAAATCATAAAGGTCTCTATATTTTTCATAATTCCAACTTGAGTTAAAAACATACCAATCATATTTAGTGTGGTTAGATTTATCTTTAAACCACGGAGCTATGTTCGGTTGATTGGGAGCATTTTTTTGCCAAAGAATATTTGTTTTGTTTTGATATAGTGGTATTTTTTCAGGAACGGATGTACAAATAGAAAAATTACTGAGTAAATCATTGTCAACATAGTTATTTAAAAAATTATGTTGAAGTTCAGTCCCACCTAATGGAGTCAATCCGTTTCTCCGTCCAATGATAACTCAGGGACGATAATATTAACATCCCTTTGTATGTCACTTTCATTTGTGTCAGTGGTTGCATCTTGGATGTCTTTTTGTGCTTCATCTTCATTTTTATAAACTTTACCAGTTTTTTTATTTTTGATAATCGTTTCTGATTTGCAGTGTATTATATCCATAATTCTAAATACCAATATTTTTCAACAATTGCAAATAAATTATCCGTTTTCTTGTGAGCGATCAAGTAGTGCATATGACACTATACCTTGTATTTCGTTAGCTGTGCCTGCCGTCATTTTTAAAATATCACCTTCTTCTAAAACAAGTGTTTGTGATATAATCTGTCGTGTTGTATTTGAGGCAATAGCAGCATTATCAATTCTAAATGTAGCTGACGCACTTGTGTCTGTAACTTGTGTTGCTAAATTTACTGCAGCACTTGATGAGCCATTATGAACTTGTATTTGTTTGACTAAACAACGACCATTAGAGGGTGCTGTCAGCACACTTGTTGTTCCTGTAGTGGTTAGTGAAAACCCTTGATTTTTATATTGTATAGTCATCAGCTCATAAAAAAGTTAAAGGCATCTTGTTCATTTTTTAAATCATTTTGGTAAGAAAAATTTAACTGATTTACTAATGTTTCAATGCCATAAGTTATTTGTCTTTGGTTTTGTACCACATAATCTTCATTTAGTTCAGGGACAAGTATATTAATTTTTGCCATTATCTTCTTCCATCTGGCTGTACATCGGCTCTGAAGGCACCAAATCGCCAAGACTCATCTGTTGATGTATTTTCTATTTTAAGTGATGCTAACCTACCTCGTGCTCTTGTGTCAACCTTTTTTGTGCTTGATGTAACAGTAAAAGGTCCAAGTGGTGAAGACGCTTCTGTTTCTGATGGAAAGTCTTTAAGGTTTATTGTTATTTGAGCATTTCCATCAAGCTTGCCAAAGTCAGGTATAAATCTTCTAATTTTTACAAAAAACTCACCAGCACTACCTTCCATTGGCATTTCAAAATCACCTGATTCAATAAAAGCATTGATTGCAGTTTTATTACCAACAGTGTCTAATTGATTATTTCCTGTTTCATGTTTGTACAATGTAGCTGCACCAAATTCATTTGTGATACCATTAATAGAGACAGAGGGAAGACCAGAGGCACTATATTCTGTTGCATATGGATTATCTAACACATATTTGTCACTATAAGCAGTCCGTGCTAAAGAACTCGTTGTCCATAAACCCTCTCTATAATTTAAAGTAACACATCTATCTATTTGTGTAGATCCATCTTTACAATAAAACCAATTTATTTCTGTAAACAAAGTATTATATCCAGCAAACACTTGTTCACTTTGACCAAAATTAAATCCTAAGTCATCTGAGGTTTGAGTTGTAAATACAAAATCCTCTACAGAGCAAGTTAGTTTTTTTACTGAACCACCATCGTAAGCATAGAAACCACCTGACTTACCCATCCAATACATTATACCATCTACATGCACTAGTGAATGTTGTGACATAGCTCCACAGTTTGAACCTACTTGTCTAATTGAAAAAGTAAAAGGTGGTCCGACAAACTGCATAATATAAGCTGATGTATCTGTAACAACAAATATATAGTCTTTACCTCTAGCTGCACTAACTATTTTTGAACCACTATCTAATTGAAATGTTCCTGCTGTGTTTGTAGATACAGGTACATAATCTGTTCTGTCTTCTTGATCTGAAAAACGAATAAACATTTTATCTTGTGTGTTAATAGAACCAATCGTTGTTTCAGTACCTAAATGTATAAGATGTCTATCAGTATCAGATACAATTGTCATAACACTGGCTGTTGGATTTGTAGTGACAGCCGTTGCTCTTGTGGTCACACCATCAGTCGGATTCCATTCAAAAGTACCACCATTTTTAATTGTTGCTATAAGTATTGTTCCATAATTATCTAACGACCAATTACCAGGTTCTAAACTCGTAGCTGAAGCTGCAGTTGCAGAACCCCAACCTGTAGAACCACTCCATGTACCTGTACCCCAACCAAAACCAAGTGTTTGTGTAGCTGCACCAACAGGGAAATAAGATTGTACTGTTCCTGAACCTGCTGCTGTCATACCAGAACTCGATTCATTTGAAGGCATAGTAATTGTAAAACTGTTTGTTGTCGCTGTAATAATTTGAAAAGGGTTATCAGTAAAATTAGCTGCTGTAAATCCTGTGCCACTTCCAGGCATTGTTACTGATGAAAACACAACATACTCACCTGCTGTTAAATTGTGTGAAGTTTTATTTACTGTGACTGTTGCTGATCCGTTTGTAGAAGTAAAAGTTAAACCTGTAATAGCTGTTTCAAGTGGACTAATATCATAAATGCCACCACCATAAAATAAAAACAAACCTTTACTTGTGCCTATGGCTATATATTCTGTTCCGTCTTTATCTGTCCAAATGTGTGTTGCTCTTGCTACACCAGGCATTGTTGTAGCTACAGCTTGTTGCCAGCCACCTATTTTTTCAGGTTCACCATAACGAAAGCGAACAAAGTCACCATCTGTCCATTGATTAGATGCCTCACTCTTTGTTATTTGTTTATTGAAACCACCTTTGAAAGGAATACGAATTAGAGGCATGTCACCTCGCAGTCACAGGGTTCGTTCCGTCCCCCACGAATCCATGTTCTGCAAATGCCACATAAACATAAGTTTCCCCAGCATTTGAATATGAATATGACTGTCTGCACTTAAACCCATTACTTAAAAAATCTATTCTATCTAAAGTATTTTCTACGACAGAATCATTTGCAGAAAGAAATAAACTAACTGGATTAATTGGACTTCTTTTACTATCATATATTGCCCAAGGGTAAGATGAAGAACTACCATCTATACTTTTAATCATAACAAAAGCTGGTTTAAATCCTGTGTTCACAAATGTACCATCTGCATTATTATTTCCCTCGTAGAGTCCAAATTTTGAGTAGCCTTCAACAGAACGCCATGCCCAAAAACAATAACTACTACCAGCAGTACCAGTTACATTTGTGTGAAAAACTGTTGAAGTTGGTACATCATTACCAAAATCACTACCAGTTTGAGTTGTATCTGTATTATTTAAATGTAAATAATAAGCATCTGATGAACTTAGTGCACTGTGATAAGCCATCCAATTTTGTGAGCCATCTAACTTTTTCAAAAGAATAAAATTTGGTTTAACTCCAAGTCCATGACCACAAGTTTGCTCGGCTACTTTTGATGTAAATGTTCCCATGGAGAAACCAGCCGTTGTGTTTTTCTGTAAAGTTACTGTTGTTTCACCATCATTGTTGGTTTCAGTAGTTCCTCCATTACATACCCAGTTCCAGCTAACATAAGATTCACCACTTGTATTAATTGACACATCATCTTCAATTTGTTGACCACCTTTTAAAAACTTTTGTAAACCATCAGTTGTTGTGCCTTCTTGGTCAGTTGTATTAGGATGTAAATCCTTTTTTACACCTCGTGAACTATCATATAATTGGTGATTGTCAGTTGCATCCCTATTCTTCGTCCACACTAATCCACTTACACCTTTAGCTGTTTCTGGCATATTACCTTGTTGTACTGTAGAAAACCCAGAAGGAGCTGAATGAGTATAAGATCTTTGACCAAAATTCCAATCATTATGTCCACTATAACCTCTTGCTTCAGTAAAACATAAACCACCATCTTCAACTGCAATTTGTAAATTTGAATATGCTGGATTTGCACCAGTTGCTGGATTACCACTATTAGGGTATGTACCATTTTCACTAAACCATAATTTACCATTATCTAAATCAACAGCAATACCAACTACATCACCTTGACTTCTAGCACCTCCATAAGATATATAACCATTGTTGCTGTTTTCAGTTTTTCCATTAGTTGAATCATAAGTCCAACCAGTTTTTTGATCTGAATACCAACCACCACCTTTAATATTTTGATTTTTTGAAATTACACCAAAATAAGTTGCAGTATTAAGACTTGTTAGTGTAACTTCAACATAATATTTACCAGAAAGAAGTGGTTTGCTAGTTCTGTATTGATCCCAATTTGAAGGGTTACTTGGTGCTGTTACTCTTAAATTACCTTCAGCTAATACTGCTGTACCAGGTGTGGCACCAGCATTGTTGCCTGAATCAAGGGGGTCAAATGTTGCAAAGTTTTGGGTAGGACTATCGGTGGTTTGGTCTCCAGCTACAAGGTTTGAAACACTGAAATCATTCTCATTTCCACTGGTGTCATCTCCAAGTGCACTTGGTGATCCAAATTGCAATCTGAACCCATTGCTTCCGTAACTAATACCTGTTAATGATTTTGGTATCCATCTGCCAGTTGAGGTATCAGTTAAACCAAAGGTTGAAGGAGCAACTATACTTCCATCAACTAAATTAAATTCAGTTAAATACCCACTTAAATTATTTGAAGTTGCTCCAGTAAATCTTCCAATATTATGTAACACAGTTGAATTTACTAATGTATCAAAATCTTGACTTGGTGCATTAGACCTATACCAACTTGTTATTTGGTCACCATCTACATAAAGTTTTATTCTGTCAGTTGAAGTTGATTGAGTTGTGTCTACTTGTAATAAAATATGATACCACTTACTAGTATCTTCAAATGTTCTGTTTGTCCAATATTCTATTTGTTCAGCACTACTTGAATATTCTCTTATATGTAATCTGTTTGCACCCTCTGTATCTCCACTTCCTGACCATTTAATATCAAAAAAAGCACTTCCACTTGCACCAGCATTAAAAATTCTTTGACCATAAGTATTATTCCCTGAAGCATCTGTTAATACACATCTTTTAACCCATACAGAAACAGTAAATGTTTTTCTGTTGCTAGCACCACTTGGTGTTCTAGTTAAAGAAACATTAGATGCTGCATCAAACATGCAACTATTAGCAATCGTGGCATTATCTGTGAAAGGTACGAATGTACCAATTCTTTGCCCACCACCTGTGCCTTCGTATATTATCGGATAGAAATGCTCTTCGCCATTTTTTATTGTTGGTTCTGCCATATTAACTCCCTACATTCTTTGAACATAATGCCAAATAACTTGTTGGCACAGTATTAAAAAAATTACCTATTCCATTAGCATCACTATTACCACCAGCAGTTTTATTTCCTCCAAAAGTACCTTCTTGTCCAAAATTGACAAAAGATGTACCATCAGCAGTGCTGAAATAAAAACCAAGGATTATATCATTTGTTGATAAGCTAAATGAAGTCGTTACTGTTGGATTTGTTCCTGCTGAAGGGTTTCCATCATTACCATTGTCTGCCGCATAATATGTTCCGTTTATACCTAAAAAAACTTTATTATTATCTACATCAAAAGCACAATTTAAAATATCACCCAAACTAGATTGTCCTCCAAAAGTAACTGTAGCACTATTACCATTGTAAACAACATTATCTTGAAAACCAAATCCTTGTGCTGTAGATAAAGAACCAAAACTATAACCACTTGAAATACTAGCCTCTTGACCAACTATACATATTCCAAATCCTGTATATCTACCACCTAAATAATGTTCAAAATACCACTTACCTGATTTTGGCAAATTAAATGTAGAAACTGTATGGTCAAATTGACTACTTGTTGCATCAGCTTGTAAATTACCATTTTTAAAAGTTACATCAGTAAAACCAGTAACATCAGCATAAACGCTGTTAAAAGTTGCAAAATTATTTGTTGGTGAGTCGCTAACTTGGTCATGTGCCGAAAGTCCACTTGAAAAGTCGTTACTATTTCCAGATTCATCGTCTCCAAGGTCAGAGGCATCTCTTCCATCAACATAAAAACCACGAGCTCCAAATCCTAAACCACTTACATCTATCGGAACCCAAATTCCATTTTCATTCGTTTCTCCAAAACTAGATGCGTCTAATGCACCATTATCAATGTAAACTATGTTTGTCATATACCCATCAAAAAAAGCACCAGTTGCATCATAAGTTCCTATTCTAATGTCAGAGGATGCTCTACCAGCACCACCTGAATCGGTATTTATACTTGGATATGTTTCTGTGCTAAAAGATGTTACCCTTTGTCCGTTTACATAAATTATCATTCTTTGAGCTGGAGTATCATTGGCTGTGTCCCAAACAAAGGTGAGATTATACCAGGCACTTGGGTCACGAAAAACTTGAGTTGTTACTAATTTACCTATAACTGAACCACCAGAAACATCTGTAAACTCCAGTGTATCATCTGCTTTAAAAAGCCAGTATTGATAATTGGTAGCATTATGACGATAAGCACCTATATATTGTTGAGTGGTAATTATACCTCTTTTAAGCCAAACACTAAAAGTATTTTTTTTCCTTGTATCACCAGCACCCACTGAGGAATCAATTAAATTTACAGTAGCTGCAGCATCAAATCTAAGTGATTGGTCTATCGTATATCCTGTGCTAGCTAAACGATTACTTGGAATTATTAGTGGCATTTAGAAGTCCTCCAGCTTTGGAAACTCCCCTAAAGGTCTTGTCATAACAGGTTTGGATTCTGTACCTGTATTAGAATATGTGTATAGAGTTTCTAAAACTCTTACATCTTTTGTTGCTTTAATCCTTGTGACCATATCATTTGATTTTGTTCTAACTGCTGTTCTAAATTTTGCGACATTATCTGGCAACGAGTAATCAGAAACTTCACTTGCTTTAATCACCATCCAGTCTGTATCCTTTAAAATATCATAAGCTTGTTTGTTTACTTCATTAACTTTTACACTCTTTAATCCCTTAACAGTTACACCATCAGTTGTTTTATCTTCCATCTCAAGATCTTCAGAAGTTTTCCAAACCTTTTTTACTACTTTATTGGTTGCATCAAAAGTATAACCACCTTCTCTATTTTTATAAAATTTTTCATCTTTTACATTACTTCTATCTTCTTGAATTGGATAAAGACCTATGGCTGATTTTTCTTCAGCACTCCAACTTGAAAAAATATTTGCAGGGTGTTTTATATCATTGTGCTCAAATGCTTGAGGACTGTTAAAAATTTTTATAACCTGATTTGCTTTAACTAATGCCCACATAATTTCTCCTAACTTAATGTTAATGCAAGATTTCTACCTACTTCAACAAATTTAGATCCATTGTAATAGAAAACAAAGAAGTCACCTTTTGAAGCAGTTGTAGTTAATGTTGGAGCCGTATCAGATGCAAACTCATAGTTTGATGAAAAAGATAAAGTCCTTGATCCAGTACCATCTTGAATTACTAACAAGCTTACAAATTGACCTGTGACACCATTAGTTGCATTATTTAATGTTCTGTTACCAGCTAGGGTAACTTTGGCAACTGGTTTAGCTTGTAAATCCCAATCAATATTAGCTCCATCTGTTAATGTTTGTTCAGGAATATAAGCAGCATCATTAAATTTAAAACGACCAGCACCTTTAGCAGTAAAAGCTAAACCTACATTTGTATCGCCACCAGTAACTGCAAGTCCTACATCATTTCCTGTAGCAGCGTTTGTTATCTCTAACTCATTAACAGCACTAGTTGTTGTTTGAAAAATTATTTGCTCATTACCATTGGCATCAGCAATAAAACCAGCATCTGCAATTTTTGGTTTTGTTAAAGTAACAGCACTGACTGTACCCCCTGCAATTGTTGCTGAGTTAGTAATACTACCAGATGTTGTTGCTCCATTAATAGTTGGACTTGTCAATGTTTTATTTGTAAGTGTATCGGTAGAAGATGTATTAATTATACCTGTGTCAACAACATTTGTGCCATCAGCAAATAATACTCTTACTGATTTATCAGCAGCAACAAAAGTATATCCTGTACCACTAACTGTTTTGAACTGCACTGTATAAGCACCAGAAGTGCCATTTGAAACAATATAAACTTTTTCCATGCTATCAGGAACTGTAACAATTCTATTTCCTGTAATTGTTCCTGTAAGCTTAATGACCATGTTTCGTGCATTTGAAGCTGCACCATCAGACATTGCTAATGCAGTAGTTCCAGCACCACCTGCAATAGATACCTCTTCATAGCCACCAACA